TGTTCCTGCAACTTTAACAACTCCTGTACCTGCACCAATTAGTGTAAGGTCGCCGCTGTCTGTGTCAGCGTTGGTTGTGATTGCTTTTAATCTTAGGGTGCTGCTGGAATAATTTAATGTTCCGCCAGCTGTGCCTTGGGCTAATATCCAAGTCTGTGTATTTTCATCAAACAAGAAAGAAGCAGGTACTCTTGTTCCTCTATCTATCTGTATACCAGCATAGCGCAGAGTAACTCCAGCACCTGTCTCACCATAATTTAATTCAATTAAGTTATCTTTGATGTTTAAGTTTTGAGTCGAGACACTCAAGTTGGATCCTGTAACTACAAGGTTACCTGTAACTACAAGGTTACCAACTTGTGGTCCAGTATCGATGGTTACCGTAGAACCTATTCCGGTTCTAATGGTATAATCACCGTTGGTACTGACTAATTGTCCCATTCTATTTCCTTAAATTACATCTTTGTTGTAAACGGTGTCAACACTAGGTAGTCTGATGAGGAATCGTTTGATAGATACCAAGTATACTTTGCTTCATCGTGGTTAGTAGACGCATTGCTGTCTTCACTGTTTTGAAAACCACCAGAATTTGTTACAGGGCTTGATGGAAAACCATAAGCAATTCTACGTGTTAGTTTACGAATAGCAACTAAGTTGGCTGTTACTTGAGCGCCTTGGCCTGATCCAGCAGCATTGTATCCGCGAATACGCATTTGTCCTGCAGCACTTGGTGTTGCGCTGACTAATGAACAAGCAAAGCGAGTGTTAGGAGTACCAACTCTAGCTACTACGAATGTAGTTGCACCGCGTTGTTTGATGATAATACCATCAGTTTGATTTGTGCTGCCATCATAGAATTCACATTTAATACCAGCATCGCTTACGTATGTACCTAATACTTCAGTACCGTTTACATCTTTCTTTAGGGGTCTTGCCATTTTTTCTCTCCTTGTTAAATGACGTTCTAGGTCTACGGGGATGGTCTACCCCATAAGTCCGGACCTACGTCGGACAGTTATATTTATTACAGATTAAAATCCACCTGTCGCGGTGTTATACGCAAACTGGAGACCAGGTCCGTTTAGTTTTGTACCATCTTGGCCGAGTGCAAATATTTGGAAATTACATCCGCCGTTGTACTCTGTCATCCAAATACGTATTGGATACCATTTAGTAGCGTCCATAGTTAAACTATTGCGTGGCGCACATTGAGCTGCCTGTACTGGCATAGTTTTGTTTGAACTATATAGATCATAGTTCGAAACCGTATATCCGCTTACAGCGTTGCTACCGATCCATACTGCGTTGTCATCGTCTGATTGACTATAAAAATTCCACTTTTGTGTTGTTGGAACTTTTACATAACCACGCCATTCCATTGAGAAGTTTTGTTGTCCAAGAACTGCGCCATCGCTTTGTTGTCCCCAACTTACGTATGTATCAACAACGTCTGCTAAATGTTGGCCAGTAGTAAACAACGATGTGTTCCAAGAACCAATAGCAGATCCAGCAGCAGTACCTAAATTGCCATTGTATTTTCTACGTAGTAATCCTGCTGCTGAGTTAGAAACTGTAATAATACCGCCGGTAGCAGTTGCTGGAGTTCCTTTATCGGCATAGCTAACACCAGTGAATGCTGTTACTGCTGTTTTAAATGTTCCAGATCCTGGGATCGGATAAGTTGTATCAATATCGTCGCCTTCTAAGTCAGTGGCATTAGTTAATGATGCATCGTCGCCTGCTTCTTCCATTTGTACATAGGTATCTGTAGTACTTGTATCAAATGTCCAGGGTTTTGCAGTATCGTTAACTGTAACTAAGTTTTTAGAAATCTTAACAGGATGTGCAATTGACAGATCGTCATACTTAACTGTGAATGTCATTTCGCCTGGCTGTAAATCAGCTGAAGCTTTATCTACAATATAGCATACTGCTGTGTTGCCGTTGGCATCTTCGCAGACAAAACGTTTAGCGCCTGTTTGTTTTAGAATGTAACCTTTAACACTAGATGTACCATTGTGAAATTGTACTTTAAGTGTGTTGGTGTCTGCGGATGGTGTTCCGAAAAGTCGTTTGTTTAATGGGCGTCCCATTTTTTTCTCCTGTTGACGTTCTAAGTCTACGCAGTGGGGTACTGCATAAATCTTTCGATACTTTATTTATCTTTGGCTGAGCAATGCCATTAGCTGTGCTTTTTCTGCTAGATTGATTACTCTGTTTATTTCTTTGATTTCTTCTTCAGCACGTTCTAGATATCGACTTTGTTTTGTTTGTCTATAATGAACTAGTGCTATACTGTGATTCTGTATGTGATTTTCAACGATATTTGATATCCTAGCTATATCGTGTTTGAACATAGGAAATTGTTTTTTCCAGTTAGAGATGTGCTCTCTAAGGGCTTTAAAATCATTATCGCTTTTAATTTCCATCGCGATATTTAAGTCAAACAAAAAGGCTCCGAAGAGCCTTTTTGAATTGCGTAGTATAAACTACTGATTAAGCAAACTTCAAGTTAGCTGTTGTTACAGCAACTTTACCTAGGTAGTCAGCTGCGTTACCTAATGAAGATGCTGTGTTTGTCAACTCAACATATCCATAACGTGTCATAAAGCTAACTACTGGTTCGAAAGTAGCTGGATCAAGAACAACACCACTGCTCATCAATGGAATGTATGGGCAATAGAATGCTGCTGCATCGCTTTCGCTTGAACCTTTGTAACCAACTAGAACATCATCAGATGTTGCATAGCCGTTTACATAGATGCGCATTGCGCTGTTCAATGTACCAACGAACTTAGTGTTTGTTGGAGCTTCGAAAGTACCTTCTGTAGTACGAGCAAAAGCTGAAGTTGTAGCACTTTGCAACAATGTTAATGTTGTTGGTGATACAACAGCCCAGTTACCAGCACCACGACGTGTACGCTGTGCAATCAAGTTAGCAACACGGTTGATTTGAACAGCTAAAGCAGCGTGTTCGTCACCAACGAATGTAGCAGTACCAGAAACAGTGTTTTGGTCGTATGTTAGAACTGTACCAGCCAAGTTGTTCAATGAACCGATAACTTCTTGGTCGATTTCAGCTGTGATTTCTTGTGCAAGAGCAGCCATAATTTCTGCTTCGATGTCAATACCTTGTTGGGCTTGTGCATCTTGAGCAGCTTCAAATGTCCAGCGAGCTGACAATTTACGTGTCTTAGCTTCAACTGTTTGCTTCAAGATTTGAATGCTTAATCTGTTACCAGCTACACCTTCTAAAGTCGCTGTTGAAGCAGCTTTAGCAGTTGCGCTTGAAGATGAAGCAGAATAACCTTGAGCAATTTGGAATGGGCTCAATGCTTCTGTACCAGCTGGGAACTCAGCTGTGTCGCTGTAGCGAACACGTAGAGTATGGATTTGACCAACTGGGCCAGTCATTGGTTGTACACCAACTAGTTCATTAGCAATGACTGTTGGCATTACACGTCTGATCACTGGTAGGATCACACGATTTAGGGTTGCAACGTTACCGGCGGATGTAGCACCAGCAGTAGCAGACTCTGACAAATACTTGCGGGTATTTTCGAGAGTCGTTGCCATTACTGTGCGCTTGTTACCTTGAAGACCTTCTAAAAGGGCGTCTTTGGTTTCCGACCAGCGTGACTCGAGTAATTGTGACATTATAGTTCTCCTTAAACTTTTAGTCCCGCAAGCCTGCGGATGTCAAATATTTCAGCGCCTTTTTCCTCAGCGTTGAATGTTTGTGCCTGCTTATTGCCTGTGATTTCTTTAGCCTCTAATAGTGCTTTCTTGGCCGGAGTACCACCGTTCATTACTGAAGGTATATACTTGTCAAAAGCTGCACGTAGCTTTTCTGTTTGTACAGATTCTAGTAGTTCGCCCATAACTGATTTCTTGTCACCGGATAATGGTCCTAGCAATTCGTTCATAACGTCTTTGCGTTGTGCCATTTCTTTAACAATACGGAGTTCTTTTTCTTTGGCTGCTACTTGTTCTTGTGATTCAACAACAATTTTTGCTGCTTCTTCTAATTCAACCTTAGTCTGCGCAACTACTTTTAATAGTTTTGCTGTTTCAGATTTTTCATTTAGATGACTTGCAGCATACTCGCTTGCGAATGATTCAAAAATTCTGCGACCGAAGTCATTTCTGCGGGCTGCATCAATATCTTCTTTTAATTGTGTCATTTCAGAACGCAGTCCTTTTGCGACTGTTTCTTCAATGATCTTAGCTGACTTGTTGATAAAGTCTTTTTTGACTTGTTCAAATTTAGCTTTACTGTCACGGATTAAACGTACTTTAGTTTCAGCTAGGTCTTTCTTATCAGCGTGGAATTCTGCGATTTCTTTCGCTAGTGCATCCACAATAAAAGATTCTAATTTTTCTACATTGCCTGCAACTGCTTTACGATCTTCGTGTAGTTCGGCAAGTTCATTACGCAGATTATTCAAAACAAAAGATTCCAAAGCTGCGGAATCCTGTTTCATTTTTGCTGCGTATTTTGCACGGGCTTCGATAAGACCTTGACGATCTTGTGCGAATTCACCGAGCTCAGCCTGTAGTCTATCCGTTAACATTGATTCAACGGCTTCAACCATAGCTGACTTGTCGTGCTCATATTTCTGAGCAAATTCTTCACGTAGTGTAGCAGTGACTATTTCGCGGTTTTCTTGAATACGGCTTTCCCAAGCTGTTTCAATTTCCGATTTGATTTCTTCGGAAATCACATTGTTCTCGAAAAGTTGTTTTACGATATCTAGCATTGTGATTCTCCTACTTGGTTATCTTAAAGTTCTGATGATTTTCACCAGACTTTCTGCTATGTACTTCTGTGCCTTTGGATCGCCTTGGACTTCTTGAGCTATTTTAAATGCCTGATATCCACCTGTATTATTCATCAAGTGTTCATAAACTGGGGTTGGGTAGGCTCCCGGGGCGCTTGGTTGCGCAACTACATCAACTGTAATGATTTCAAAACCTTGAACATTACCTTGACCGTCTACTTCGCCTGAACCTCTGCTACTAACTCCCAACTTAACTCCTGACTCCAACATAGTCTGAATTAACTGACCCATTGGAGTTGGGAGGATTTTAAGTTTTCCGTAGCCGTTTGGCCCGTCCATCCACATCTTGGTAATCATATGACTAACACGATCTAGATTGATACGTAAATCTGTAGGATGATCTACTTCACCTAGTACAGAGTAACCACCAGCGATCTGCTCGTTGAGCGTTTTGACAGCCTTGCCAATTTCTTGAGAAGAATAAACTCGTTGATTTGCATTGCGGATGTCTCCTTGGATGCAAATACCGTTTAAATGCAGTGACTTTTTACCGTCACTGCCTTCTTCGCTCTCTAAGACAATCTTAGCCTGATCGTAACTCAAATGTTCTGCTAGGGTAAGTTTCTTCACCTTATTTTCCTATTATCTACGACCACGGAAAAGTGATTGAGTGTTGTGTCCGCCTTCTTTATTGGTATGGTTACCCGTACCGGCCATTGGACCTTCACCCTGACCTTTTTTCTCAGCACCGTGACCAGGTTCTTTCTTCTTAAAACCAGTCTTACCAGCGTTGCCGCCTGGTACGTTTACGTTACCGAAATTTTCTTCTTGTGTTGTACCTTTTGCTAGGCCTGTGCCTTTCAATTGGCCTTGAGCTGCGTATACTGAACCGCTGTCTTCTTGTGCTTGAGCAATGTTAGAAGCTGTGCCGCCCATATCGTTCTTACCAGCTACGATAGATTTTGTGTTAACACTTGGCTTGTCGCTTTGTGTACCTGTGCCGCTTAGTTGACCTTCTGCGCCACCTTTCTTCTCTGCACCGTGACCCGCTGTAACTTTCTCAACGTACTCACGTACAGTTGCTAGTTGTGGCTCAAAACCTTCTTCTTCTGGGCCTTCCATATCACCACCAAAGTCGCTGTCGCCGTGCTCTTCGCCTTCAACGCCTTTTAGTTCGTCAAATTTAGCTTGTAGTTCGTCAACAATGCTGTCTAGGTCTTGGAATAGTTCTTCTTCTGAACGCTCACCGTCTTCTGAACCCATTTCGTCACCCATATCTAGGTCACCTTCTAGGTCGTCAGTGCCGTCTGCAGGCATATCGTCACCGCCTTCGTAAGCGATGTCTTCAAAATTTTCTTCTAGATCTTCATCAGTTTGATCTTCATCAAGATCAGCATCTTCTTCAACTGCTTCATCTGTTTCTTCAGAAGCTTCGTCTACTTCTTCATCTGTAATTTCTGATTCGATTAGTTCTTCGTAGATTTCGCGTGATGCGGAAACTACATATTCGTGGAATAATTCTTCCGCTTTATCTTGGTTATCATTAACCAAGTTTTCTAGCATCTGGGCTAGTAAATTCTTATCTGCCATAGTTATATTCTCCTTAAAGATGGTTAGGCTGTCATCGTTTTATTTACTACGTAGATAAAAAAATGACTTTAAATGGTAGTTTTTTGATTCGTTTGGTCAGAATATATAGTCTGGGGGTATTTTTTAGAAAACTCCGCATAGGTTATATGCTTGAGATTTTTCAACCCTTGTAAATCATCGGGTATAAGACCCCCCGGTGATATTACTCTATAAAACTGAACCCCACTGAATTCCTTGATAGTTTTCTGTGTTTGATTCAACCAATTACCGTAATACGTTGCTGGTTCGTTGCTTTTCTTATAGTTAACAGAATCAGCGTAAACATTGTTAACTAGGCCGTTATTACCTAAATAATCGAACCCTAGTATATATATTTCTTGATAATAATTGCTGGCTGCAAAGTGCAGCGCAGTTGGTCCACTGCTCCAACCTTTGTGCGGATGAAAGAAGTTTATGCCTTCTTTTGAAGCAATGCCTTTGTTGGGATTTGTCCATACTTCATTAGTTAAATGATAGCCTGCAGATATGATTTCGTTGACCATATTAACGTCGACTGCTATCAAATAATGGGGATTAAATTCTCTGTATATTGCGTTACAGGCATATACAGAGCCAAGGTCTAACAGCGTTGTAGGATCAATTACTAACCTACTGCGACCGTTTCCTAATATAAAAGCTGTGGTATTATGCTGCGGGAGCTTCGGCTTCAACTGGCGTTGCATACATTTGTTGTATAAAGCCCTTCTCGCTTTCTTCTTCTGCGTTGTGCGCTTCAGATTGCAATCTTAGTTGATTGATTTGACGTAGTGTTAAACGTATTTTACGTGTGTCGTCTTTCTTGAGAACAGAGCTGTCCTTGCTGTTGTCGTAGCGACGGTCAACAGCAAAGTCATTGTTTGAATCGTTGAAATAAAGGAATTCTCTAAGAAGCATAATGTATTTATGCTGCTGGAGCAGGAGCCGGTGCTGCTCCGCCTTCTTGAGCACCTTCTTGACTTGCACCAGCTTCTGCTTGTGCTGCCATATCGTCTGTGGCTTCTGCATCTTGTCCGGCCATTTCTCCTGCGATGCCGCCTGGAGTAATACCTGCACCTCTCAGTTGACCTGCTGAATCTGCTGGTGGTTTCAAGTTTGAACCGTTTTCTTCTCTCCACAGGCGTTCGTTTTCTTTGATTTCTTCTTCGGTCATACCTAGGAAGCGTTTCATAGCATAGCGTTTGCTGAGATGTGGAATTTCCTGTACCTGTGCAAATGTTGCTACACGAGCTGTGTCTAGCTCTGACTGGCGATAAGCAGCAAAGTTCTGCGGCTCATTGAATTTTAGTTTAAACAAACTGTTGTCAATGTTGATACCTTGATCATTTAACCAAAGTTTAAATTCTAGATCAAATGTTTCAATGATTAGATTTTGTAAGCGTTTGCAGTATTCATTGAAGCGTAGTTCTTGAATATATGCTGTACCTACTTTACCGTCAGCAACGTTGTTAGGTTGCTCATCAATCTGTGTTGGCAAGTAGCTGCTTGGAATACGCAACGCACGGAACAACTTGTTGGTGAAGTAACGTAGGTCAGTGATCTCACCTAGGTTAGTACCGCCCGGTAATGTTTCAACTTTTGATCCACGACCTTCTGCAGTCTGTGGAAAGAAGTAATCTTCGTTTACACTTAGAGGATTATAACTAGCGTCTATAACGTTTGCTCCACCACCTGTGCTACTTGGAATACGACGTTGTTGGATTTCGTTTTTAACACGTTCAACAAAGCTCATAGCCATATGTGCTGGCATATTTCCAACGTCTACATAGAAAATACGTCTTTCTGGAGCACGTTGTATACGATAGATAATGATAGCATCTTCAAGCAATTCTTTCTGCTTGTAGACTTTGAATACTGATTCCAACAATGAATTACCAAAAGGAAAGTTATTGTCTAGTCCTTCTGATAAGCTGATGTGTACCACGTGTTTAGCGTCAACTGTAACTTCGTTGATTTGATTGCTGAAACGTGTGCCAGGTGGACGAGCTGCGTCACCTACAAAGCCTTTACCAAATCCGCTGCCTGATGTTGTATAGTTTCCTGTACCACTTGGCTGTGTACTCATTGTGTTGTGAGGAGTTGTGGCAACTAGATTTTTAAAATTAAAATTAATGTCTTTGATTACATATTGCTCAGGAACTTTACCATCGCTTTCATTTACAATAATCTTAGTGATCTTAACCGGATCAACATATAACCATTTTTTAGTTTCTGGATCACGTAGGAAAAATGCATCACCGTATTTGAATGTGTTGCGCACAATACGGAAAATACGAGTTTCAAATAATTGATCTTTGCTCCACTTCTGTAGGGCATCTTTGATCAGTTTAACTTCGGTTGAAGTAGGTACACCTTTGTATCTAACTTGGAAAGATGTGTCGTTTTCTTTGTCTGCTTGTGTACAGAATTCTGCTAGGATATCCAAGGCAGCATTAACTTCGCTGTCTTGATCCATTGTATCATATTGTATGTAACGCTCAACACGATTAGGTGCTCCTGCGTAGACATCTGGTAAGAAACTAGAATAGTTGGCTCTTGCTGGGCCGGGGCGGCTTCCGCCGCTGATTGGGCTAAATCCTGTTGATCTATTATTTGCGCTTACCGGCGTGAAGTATTTTTTCCAACTCATATAGTGTCTCTTTTATATTTTATAAAGATTTTTTGTCATACCTTTTTGGACACTGAGCTGGTTTTCAGCGACTTCAAATACGCTCTTATTGACTTTAATCAGTTGATCCATCTTAGTATTTAAGCTAGCAAGCAGGGTTTCAGGCGAATCTTGAGTAGTTGTAGGCTTGGTATCTTTCTTATCTTCTTGTTTTTTATCGTCTGCGGCTTTCTTTTCTTCTGCGGCTTTTTGAGCAGCTTGTTTTTTCTCGCCGTCTTGTTCTATGGTTTTCTTAACTGTATCAGCTGCTGCGCCAGGTGCTGGTTTGGCATCTTTGATCAGTGCGCTGCCTTGATTAGCTGCTACTTGTTTTAATAGGTTAGCGCCGTTGGCATTAAAGTCAACACTTGGCGCTGCTTCTTTGGCAGCTTTGTCTTTAGCGTTGGCATCCTCTTGCTGTTTAACTCCGGCTAATCGAGTTGTATGAGATGCTTTGTCTATCTTCTCGCCGATCGCACGTTTCTTTTCTTCTCTTTCTTTTTCTTCTTT